TCAAGGAAGGCGTTTACTTCGTTAGCAGTTTCCTTAATCTCTCTGCCAACTTGTACAGCCTCCTTGATGCCAGATAACGCTGCTCTGGCAGTTGCGGCTGGATCGGACATTATTGTTCTTCGGTCAGTGCTCTGACAGGACCTTGAATTTCAATAATATTATCCAAAACTGCTTGGTTTTGTGGTGTTAATCTTGGATAGATAGCGTTTACAAAATCTTTTACACGGCTTTTAGGAGTTGCTGACATAAAAGCGGCTAGTTCTTTAGGATTAGCAAACAAACGAGCCATTTGTGTATTCATTTCTGGAATGGCATCTCGTTTTACTGCTCTTAAAATTGCATTGGTAATAGCAGCAGTTCTACTTAATAATTGTGGTAACTCCGCTTCACCTGCTTCTATACTGGCTACACGAGCACGTTCAGCAAGTTTATTTGCAGTAGAGGTTCGTTGTAAATCTGCCAAAATTGCATTTATAGATGCTACTTGTTTAGGCGTTAATGCTTGCTCTAACTTTTCAAAACGAGATACGCCACTGGCACGTTTAATTGTAGACGCTGCTTCCCGTACTGCTTGAGCAAAAGCACCTGCTCTTTCTGTATCCAAAGCAGAGTTTAGTTTGCGCTCTAAGAACTGTCCTATTTCCATCTGGTTAATTTTAGTTGAATACTTAGAATAGTTATCTAAATATTCTTTCCAACGAACACCACCAGCCTTTTCAATAGAATTATCAATGTATGATTTAATATTTTTCTCTAACCCTGCTGTTAATTGCGTGTCCCAGTTTTTAACACCTTCAGCAAAGTTTTTAATATCATTTCCAATTTCTTTACGAATTGTGTATAAATCACGAGAGTCTATAATTCCATTAGGTTTTACATATTCAGGGTTAGTAAGTTTCTTTCTTAACGAATCAAAAGTTTGTTGAACAACATCCGATGACCGCTGTCCAGGAGCAACACGAATTTTATCTACATTATTTACGATGTCATTAACTTTTAAAGGAAAGAATCCTTCATCAGAAAGACTTTGTAACTGTAGTGCTTTAAAGTCACGTTCTGCTGCTCTTTGCGCCACAATGTTTCCAGTTTCAGCAGCAGCGTCAATTGCTTCAGCAGTTCTATCTATACTTGGGCTATATCGACTAGAAATACGAGGCATACCGGAAACAGGTACGAAAGGACCACGAGCCAGCACACCTTGTTCAGCAGCCGTTGTTTGAAACTGTCCTTGTGTTTGCAATGCTCGAACACGGCTTGCCTCTCTAGCCGCCGTTTCTGCTTCTAATCTTGGTGCTAACTCACCAGCAATATTAGCCTGCATCAAGGCTTCTTCTCTAAGAGGCTGAGTAGCGGCTGTTCTAGCAGCCTGCGCCGCTGCTAAATCTGCTTCGGTTCCACCTACAGTGCGTAACTCTCCTAATCTAGCGGCCTGTTGCTCTGCTTCTCTTTTGGCAAACATAGGAGCCGCTTCTGGAGTACGAGCAATTCTTGCCTGTGCCGCAAGTAGATTTACTGCCTCAGGTGTTTGTGCTAATGCTTCTGCGGAGGTTGGCTTACTGCCGGCAACAATTTCATCTGCTTTATTTAGTGCTTCTATAAATTTTTGTTTATCTTTGCCAGCAAGATTATCAATGTAGTCACGAATAAGTTCATTCTGTCCATTTTTAGTCATTGGTTTAGACAGATTAATTATAAACTTAGAACCTCCTTTGATAGCCTCGACACCGCCTTGTACTAATCCACCAAGGACAGCGCCCATGCCTAACTGCTCTACTTTTGCAGCAGCAAAGTCTGCCAAATCTTCAGGAGCATCTGAAAGAGGTTGCAATAATGTACCAGCAGCGCCTGCTCCGGCACCTGCTCCAATTCGTTGTGTTCTTGTGGTTGCTTGCGCTAATCGTCCAGCCATGCCTAAAACCGGAAGGTTTGCGATAGGGCTAACTACGTTTCCAATTAGACGAGCGCCTTCAAAACCTTCTTCCCCAAGCCTTTGACGCATTGCTTGATAAGAGGCTTCTCGTTCCGCTACTCCACGCCTTGCTTCTTCGCCACCTACTAATTGAATAGCAGCCTCTATCGGATCAACAAAAGCACCTTTAATAACACCAACTCCCCTACGTTGTCCTGGGGTTAGTTGTGCTGGTGTTTCAACCTGAACACCTTCAGTCCCTTGAACTACTTCGGAATAAGGCATTGACAGCAGACGCTGTCTATTTTGCTCTTGTTGTTTTATAACACCAGCAATCTGAGTGTCAGACATACTGTCTGGAAACTCTACAACATCTGAGCCAACTTGCACATATTTAGGCATTTTATATCCTTACTGAATGTCTTCTAACTGTCCTGTTTGCATGTTATAGCGTTTAGTTGCTTTTGGCTGTCCTGCTGGCTGTTCTTTAGTTTCTCGTTTAGAAGGCTGTTTTAAATCAAGAGGCGCTGTTGTTTTAACTTTTCTAGTCTGACCATAACGCTCTGCTTGTCTTTCTAAAGAATATTCTAAAGTTGCTTTTGCTTCGTTTACCCATGAAGCCAGTGCTTGTGCGTTGCCATAACCTGGGAAGGAAGCCTTAGCCGCTCTCATATCAGCATCTGAGGCAGAGCCTTTTGGTAGTGACTCAATCTGTTTAATAAGTTGAGCGGCGGCAATTCTTGTCTGTGCCTCTAACGTCTTACCAAACAAACGACCACCTGTTTGTTTCATAACCTCACTAGAAGTGTAATCAAAGCCTTCTGCGTTTTTAACATCAGTGGCGGTAATCTGGTTTAGGCTTCTTAAAAGTTTTTCCCCTTCTTCAAAACCTTGCCGATTTGCTGACATTTCTGATGCTGGAATAACTTCACCAAATTGGTTTGTAAAACGACCAAGTTTATCAAACCCAGTTTTAACTCCTTCTTCTTTCTCTGGTCTAATGCCATAAGCAGCATTACGAGCATCGACATCACTCATTCCAAGTGCTCGTAGTTCACGATACTTTTGTAATGCTTGGCTTCCTGTTGGTCCTTCTGCTTTGGCTGTCAATTGAGTTGCCTGTGCTTTACGCAAATCAATTTGAGATTTAATAATTTCCTGTTGTTGTGTAAGTTTCTCTGCAATAAGACGAGCCTTGGTTGCTTTGTCAGTTAAACCTGCCTGACCATACGCATCTGATAGATAGTTCAGATAACCATCTAAGCCTTCTGTTTTAAGAATATCAGCACCACCGGCACGAATCTCTTTAGATATACGGTCTTCTGCTTCTTTACTTGTCTCAATACCAAATAAGCCTTGACGCAATCCCTTTTCAACACCACCAAGAGCACGACCTAAGTCTTGGGAGGCTTGAAAGCCAGCAAAGCGAACACCTGCACCAGCAGGCAGTTGCGCCATCTTCAACGCCATTAAATCACGCTGTGCTTGGTATGTAGCCTGTTCCTGTGCAGGAGTCTTTGGTAAAATATCTGCAAACAGTTGTGTAGTAATATCTTCTTGAGCCATCGTTATTCCTTAATTAGAAACCACCAGCACTGGTCAAAGCACCGCCAAGGTTACCGATACCAGACTGAACAGCCTGTGCAATCTGCTGTCTACGAAGAGCATCAATGTCAGCGGCACCAAGATTCAACTGTGTCTGTAATCCTAAACCGTACAGCCCTGCTTGTGCCTGTCGAGCAGCACCAGCCTGGGCCAACTGAGTCAGATTCAAGCCAAGGGTGCCAGCGGTAGCCAACTGTTGACGAGTGGCTTCATCGATACCAAGGCCTTGCGTCTGTAATGCTTGCGCCAGTGCTTGCTGACGTGCTGCCTCGCTTGTGCCATACTGTGTGGCTGCCAAGGCAGACTGTGCTTGTTGCGCTGCCTGTGTAGCCAGCAACGACTCAAGATAAGGATTAGTTGTCCTTGTAACACCACCAACAGTGGGAGCAGCCTGACCAAAGCCAAGAAGACCACGAGCACCCAACCGTGACAGCAGTGCTTCCTGCTCTCGCTGTCTTGCAGGTCCTTGGAGAGCCTCTAACTGACCGAATAGGGTCTGAGATGCTAAGGCAGGATTGATGGCACCTAGAGCCTCCTGTGACCTCTGAAGAGCAGCCTGTCGTAGATTCTGATACTCAGGAGCAGCGGTGGCGGTGGCACCAGTAGGTGTTACCTGTGATGTGCCAAGGCCAGTAGTGACAGTATACGGAGTAAACGGAACATTAGCGCCTGCACCAATCTGTTCCGCTCTTTGTGCAGCCTGTGTACCTAATCCACGCAAGGCAGCGGCATTCTGTTCTGCAAGATTGTTTGCTACAGCGGCCTGTGCTGCAGAACCCAGAACTTGGCCTACCTGACTGGAGGTAAGTTGCTGAACAAACTGACCTGCCTGGTTAAATGCACGACCAAGGCTATCAATAGACAGACCATTAGAGGTAGTACCTAAGATGTCAGCAGCAAAGGTAGGTGAAACCACCCCACCAGCGCCTAATACACCGCCTCCAGCGGCCTGCGTAAGCAAGCCTGTACCACCACCCATACCAGCAATAGCGGGGGCTGTAGGAGCCGTTAAACCAAGGCCAGCGCCGGTCAAAGTTTCACCAGCACCAAGCAATCCTTGCATACCACCGACAGTCTCTAGTGTGCCAAGGCCGGCAGTGCTCAGGCCAGTGCCTAAGCCAGCGGCGGCAGTCTCTGCTGCAACGGTAGAGGGAAGCAGAGCACCAGCGGTTTCTGCGGCTACTGGGGCAGTCAAGCCAAGACCGCCTGTGGCAGTCAGCCCAGGTGCAGCCGTGCCGGCAGTTAGGCCAGTACCAAGGCCACCTGCCTCTGCTGCGATGGGGGCTTCTAAGAGGCCACCAGCAGATACAGGGATACCTGAAGCAACTGCACCACCAGTAGCGGTGGTAGCGGCTGCTATGGCAGCGGCCTCAGGAACACCTGCTGCTGCTAGAGTAGTGCCAATCTGCGATGCAGAAAGGCCCTGAGCAGCCAACTGTGCGGCATCAGCGGCAACAAAGGCAGCCTCTGAGGCAGTGAGCACCTCAGCGGCGGTGGTTGCTGATCCAAAGTCTACAGGGATGCCTGTCGTTGCTACGACTGTAGCGGCAACAACAGTTCCCCATCCACCAGGAATCTCTTCGTTGATGAAGTCATCAATATCCGAACCAACATCATTGATTGGGTCAAAGATATTATCTTGAACGAAGTCGCCAACATCTTGGACTACATCGCCAACGGCGTTGCCAACATCGCTAATAGCATCACCAACAAAGTCAACTGCGTCAGAAACTGCTCCACCCATTATTTTCTCCTATACCAAACATGGTATGTGTTTCCGTCCTTACCTGTTATCTCTTTCATAAACCCAAAGCCAAAATGTTTCATAAACTTAGTCTTTGGAGTATTTGTTTTGGGGTTGTGCAGAGCATACAAACTTGTGTTTAACATCTCTGTAAAATTAGCCCAATCCTTTTCCATCTGAGCCTTAACAGTCCTATTCCACTTACGGACTGCTATATGGAACCACAAAGTATTTTGATGATTCTCTAGCCAGGCTTCGTATTCTTTTCTTCTACAAATTGGTACTTTATTGGTCATTAAATGGTTCTTCCAAGCACTGAATAAATGTCTACTTTCTGTAATGAAACGACAGAACCATTTATCAATGCTTCGACACCAATTTGAACAATATTACCGCTACCGCTTAACTGTTGACGAATCTGCTCAAACGGAACAGACAGAGAATATTCACCAATGTTATATTCTGCTATACCGTATTCAGCAACACTGCTCGTAGGTGTGATAACTTGGATACTATCGTAGCCAGCAGTATAGTCGAAAGACCAACGAATGTCAAATGCTGTGTTACTTGATCCGAGCACTGTTAGCACAATCTTCTTGAGCATCTTAGTGACAGCGGGGCTACCGAAGTCAATGTACGGCGTATAGTAAGTAAAGGTGTACGCAGTGCTATTATCGGTATAGTTCTTGTATTCTGCTATGCCATTAGGCTTACCTAGATATAACTTATCATCATGCGTAGCCACAAAGGACGTAGGCGTGATGTTGTTCCAGATAGTTGTTCTAGCAGAACCGTCCTGCAAGAAGGCACGAATATCAAAGCAATAGGTATATCCGATAGTGGGCAACACTAACAGATAGAAAGCATCTTTCTCATAGTAGACGCTTCTAAATAACTTAACATCTTCCTGTGTTACCAGTGCTAGGAACTGGTCACGGACATTACGGCTTAGGTCACGCACAGGAGCAGACTTCTCCTGAATGGTGCGACCAAGGCTACGGATACCGCTATCAGATAAGAATATCAGGTCTGTGCCGATGTTTTGCACAGAATCTCTAGCAAGGCAACCAACACCTTTGATAGTGTCTGCTAATGCAAGGCTGCCCAAGTCATTAGCGTTAGAATACAGGATAATGTTATTAGTAGTAAAAATAACTAAGAAGTTATTGTGTGCGGCTAATGCAACAATCTTCTCACCGCCAGGGACAACCTGCTCTAGGTTAATCTGTCCAGAACTAGAGCCATTAAAGTCTGTGGTGTCCAGTAACACTGAGTAGTACACTGTCAGGTTATCTGTACCGATGTCTGCTACCCAGAGCCGGCCATAGGCAGCCAATGCACAGTTTGGTGTAAAGGTAGTTACAGTGTAGCCAGAAGGTGCAGCGCCTACGTCAACCAGCCGCTGAAAGCCAAAGGAACCAGTATGTGCATGGGCAGTAGAGCCTAGTTTGTGATACACCAGTGCCGGCTGGTCTTTCTGCACAAGATAGGCATGAGCAGACAGAGTTAGTCCACTTTCGTACTGTGCCTGCACAATCTGCCAGTTATTATCTGTGATGCTGTATGTCAGATCAGCACTGTTGGTGCTGTTACGGACAGGCATCTCTGTTAGCGTTGTTGTGCCAGTGTATAGTTTATTGTTGCCAGTGCTGATAAAGGTATAGGTGCCATCACCGTTAGCAAACTCAAACATTGCTTCTGGAGCACTGCCTGTGCCGCCAGATGTAGTAACGTAGCCCCATCCTTTACGAGAAGCAATACGACCAGATTGGTCAATCACTGCATTGAACGCCTCAAGCGCAAACGCAGTATTCAGATTGATACCTGAATCCTGGTTGTTTACTCCAAAGAAGCCTGGAGATGTAATCGATACTGCTTGTAGTGGTTTATTCGGCATTATACTGAATACCAAATAGTCTCATCAGGATGCCGTGCTGCTTCCACAGCAATGTAATCTAATAAGGACTGCTTTGCTACCGCATATTGACTGCTAACATTGATACCGCCATCCTCACCACGCTCTTCAATGGCCTTTGCCCATGCCAGCAGTACAATCGGTTTAGAAGGGATAGAAACAGAGTCTGTACCGCTGGATAGATCAGCAGTAGGAACAACTAAGTCTAACTTAACAGAATAGGTATTATCAGGGATAGGGAAGAGGTCAACCTTGATGTCCCCGCCAGCACTAATACCATTAAACTGATAATATGCAGGCTTTCCCTGTGTTGGGTTAGCCATAAGTTGTAACTGGTCTGTGAAGAATGACTTATTACGCTGCTCTAAGAAAGCACGGTTAGTGCTATCATAAATCTGTAGTAACCGAGCACGGTCACCAGCGCCAGTGACAGCATAGTTGTATGTACTAGCGGAAGTAGTAATAGTAATAGTAGTTCTTAATGCTTCCCAATTCCAAGCATCTTCTACTTCACGCTTTGCATCATTAACTAGACTACCAATGAGGGATGAATAGTCATTCTGTGTAACACTAGACACTGTAGACTCACGCAATCGCGTAAGCACATCGTTCACCATAGATAAATATGTAGTAGCCATTTAGCCGTGCCTTTGTAAATATTCTTCTAACTCTGTAGAACTTTCTTGTGTTTCATCATAATTTAATAAATATAATCTTGCAAATTCTAATAATATTGGATCGTCTTTAAAATGTCCCAATCCAAGATTGCAGTTAGTACAAAGTTTTCCTCTTACTTTTAAAGTTGTGTGGCAGTGGTCAGTAACTAACATAGTTTCAGTACCACAAATTATGCAATTTTTTATTTCATCAAACTTATGCCACTCTTCTTTTTGAATACCGTCTGGCGGTTTTCTATATTGTTTTCTATACTTTCGTCTACAGGTTCTACACCAACTATCTAATTTACTATTTGTTTTTTTATTTGGAGGAAAGTTATCTAATGTACCTTCATATTCAACTTTACATTTAGTACATGCTAACACTCCCACTTACGTCTTGCCTTTCTTAAACGACTATTAGGGTCTTTTGCCGCTTCTGGATACATTTTCATTTGGCCCTCAGAGCGAGCACAGAAGGACTTACGCCGTGCTGCAGCCTTGGGAGACTTCTTAGCCTGCTTAGATGATACTGGAGGCTTTAGGTTAGCGCCTTCTTTATTCTTAAAGTAGGCTCTGCCTTTGGCATTGAGGCC